CTGATATAGATCTTAAGATTAAGGAATTTGTAAAGAGTTCTGAGCTTGATGGTGTAAAGGCTTTAGAGAAGTACAATCCTGAAAAGGCTGCTAAGATACTGTTTCTAAGTGCTAGTGGCAAAACTCAGACTCAGTTAGTGCGTAAGTACGGCTTCAAAAGAGATACCATTGTTAGGGTACTGGCTACCTACGCAGACCATCTAGGCAAGTGGAGAGAGCTTGGAGGTCAGTTAGCCTCGTACTCTTACCTAAATATTAGTTCCTTAGAGGAGGACATGGTACAGGAGGTACGCTCTAGTATGGAGTCAGGGGAGCTTAAGCCTACGTTTAAGGACATTAAGGATATTAGTATAGCTAAGGCTAACTCCGCTAGGGAGGCTTTATTAGCTAGGGGAGAAGCTACTAGTATTAACAGGGAGGAAAAGGTTTATACTGACGAGGATTACAGGGAGCTGATGGAGAAGGCTAAGAACAAGATAAAGGAGGCTCAGGTAATAGATTTAGACAATGAACGGTAAAGGCGACAGAAACAGGACTACTGACTGGGAAAAGTTTTACGATGGGTACAATAAGGTATTTCGTCCTAAGGAGCCTTTTTATAAGGACGTGCAGGAGTACGAAAGTAGATTTAGAAGTAAAGATATAGAAACAACGCCTTTTAAGGCAGACCCAATTAAACACGATATAAGAAGAGTCCTTTAATGAATAAAAACTTTGAGTTAGTTCATAAATCCTTAGACACAATTACTCCAGATTGGCAGACTGTTTTAGTGGCTACTATTACAGAAGATGGTTTCGAGTACGATATTTTTAACAAGATAGAAGAAGAACACTTCCAAGAAAATCTAGCTATCTTATTGGCTTTAGTTTCTAAGAAGTCCATTCAGGAGCTAGAAAGAATAGACTGGTTAGACAATTAAATTTACTGAACATCCTTTACTTGTTCCTCCTACAGCAGAGGAAATTGTCTGGCTGTACGAGAACGACCTTAACCTTCTTAAGGAGCTACATAAGGCTCATGAGAGCAGGATTAAGGCATCTGAGGACGACCCTATTCGTCATGGCTTTAACTTGCCTGGATGGGAGCGTATAAAGGAAGGACTGCAAGAGTACAACGAGTGCTTAGCCCTTGGCGGCAACAGATCAGGCAAGACTACAGGGTTTGCCAAGATTGTAATGGAAGCAGTGACTGAAAGCAATGATGGTCACTTAGTATGCTTTAGCCAGAACGAGGATACTTCCATTAAGGTGCAGCAAGCAGCTATATGGGAGATGATGCCTAAGGAGTTCAAAAAGAAGACTAAAAGCATCGAGGGGTACATTAATTACAGTATGCAGAACGGGTTTACGGCTAAGAGCTTCATCTTTCCTGATACCCGTACTCGTGTAGACTTTAAGACGTACACCCAGTTTAGCAACAACCAGACTATACTTGAGGGCTTTGAGTTTGGGTTCCCTGATGCTAAGGGATTAAATATAGGTGCTTGGCTAGATGAGTACCTTGGGGATGCTTCATTAGTAAATACCCTTAGATTCCGACTAGCTACTAGGGATGCTAAGATGGGTATAGGCTTTACTCCGATTGATGGCTATACTCCCTTTGTGGCAGAGTACCTAAAGGACGTAGAAACGCTACAGACTCGTCATGGTGTGTTGATAAATAAGGAAGTGCCTATTAAGCAGTACAGCCCATCTAGGGACGCATCAGTGGTGTACCTGCACTCAGATGAGAATCCGTTCGGGGGATATGAGCGTATAGCAAAAGACCTTCGTGGAAGGCCAAAAGAAGAGATATTAGTACGTGCGTACGGAGTACCTGTAAAAAGCATGACTTCTTTGTTGCCCCTGTTTAACACTGAGGTAAATGTATTGAACGAGGAGCCGAACAAGTACGGTATGTCCTTCCCTGACATTTCTGACCAGCACAGGTACACTTGTTACCAGGTAGTTGACCCAGCAGGTGCTAGGAATTACGTAGCAATATGGGCAGGAGTAAATGAAAAGGGGGATGTGTACATCCGTAAGGAGTGGCCTGATAGGAATTATTACGGGGAATGGGCGGTGTTTGGAGATCCTAAGTGGCGTTATGGGCCAGCATCAAAGAAGATAGGGTATAACGTACAAGGATATGTTGATCTATTTGAAGAGATAGAGGAAGATATTGGGATAGAGGTATTCGAGCGTATAGGTGATAGTCGTTACTTCGCTAAGGAGAACTCCGATAATGATGACTTGTTTACCGAGTTTGATGATTGTGGCATGACTTTTATTCCGTCTGATGGTAGGATGGAGGAGATAGGAATCAGCGCGATAGACGAGTGGTTCAGCTACAATCCGAATGTACCGATAGATTCCGCTAATCGACCCAGGTGTTACATTCACGAGGACTGCGGAAATCTAATAGACTCTTTAATTAACTATAACGCCTCTGGCAAAGCAGATGAGCCACTGAAGGACTTCTTTGACATTATTCGATATTTGCGAATGGCGAATGGTGGAGATGGTCCAGACCATGTGCTGGCTAGAAGTATGATGACAACTAAAGTAGGATCAGGATATTAATTATGGCTAAAGTAAAACTAACTAAACTGGCATCTCAGTTCGCCCAAGACTTCGATTCGTTCTTTGAACTAGCCAAGAGCAAGTTATCTGCTGATATGCTTACTGGCAGAGGGAAGAATACTTGGGTAGACGAGGAAGGCCAAAAGATCCTAATTGACTGCATGTACGTCGAGGAGATTGTTCCTAAGCATTACAAAGGCAAAGTCCTAGCAGATGCTCCTAATCCAAGCTATGTGTTCGCGTATATAGATGAAATCAAGATGAAGGTTCCAGTTGTTGTTGCCAGGAAGTACAAGGGAAAAATGAAGGGGAAGACAATAACAATTGAGATGATAGAAGATGTCCGAGGACGAAGCTATAGATACGTTGCGTGAGCTGGTTTTAGACCCTGACTTTATAGATGAGCAAGTGGATAGGTTGCTTGCCTGGGAAATCCTTGTAAGGCACATTAAAGGTAAAGATCAACAATTTATGAACCCATCAGAATTGTGTGATAGAATAGGTGTACACAAGTGGTACATTAACCACCTTCTAGAAGACATTAAAAAATCAAAAAGATTTTATGCAAAGTGATTCAGTTTCAGAGTCACTAACCTATGTTAGTGCTGAACCAGATATAGAGTCCCTTCGTTATGCTTATGACCAGTCAGTGGTTGAGCTTGAAGCGTACTTTGATCTGTGCAGAGAGAGTTATGACGAACGCCGTAATTGGTGGCCTGGAAAGAGCAGGGATCTTCGCAAGCACGGCGCTGATGCTTTCCCCTGGGAGGGTGCATCTGATATGGAGAGCCATGTTATTGACGAGCGAATTACTCGGCTTGTATCCCTCTTTATGGCTTCTTTGTCTAGGGCTAATATTAGGGCTTTCCCAGTAGAGGTTCAGGACGTAGCTAGAGCTAAAGTAGTTTCTAACTTCCTTAAGTGGATGATTTCATCTGGGTACATTTCTCGTTTTAATAGAGAGATGGAGCTGGGTGCTAACTACTTGCTAGAGCGTGGATTGCTTATTAGCTACGTAGGATGGCACTCAGAGGACAGGAAGTTTCTTCAGAGGCTAGACCTTAACCAGATAGCCCAAGTAAGCCCTGAGCTAGCAGAGATGATACTTTCTGGGCAGAACGAAGATCAGATGGTAGCTATGCTCCAACGCACCTTTGATGGCGTTACAGTTAAGCGAGCAAAGAAGGCACTAGCTGAACTAGCGGATGTTGGCTCTGCTGAGTTGCCAGTTGTTCGCCGCCAGGTAAATGCCCCAGAGGTAAAGACACTAGCTCCTGATGGGGACTTTATCTTTCCTCCGTATGTTACAGATCCACAACGTGCGCCTTATTGTTTTTGGAAGACGTACTACACTGCACAGGAGCTACAGAATAAAGTAGCTACTGACGGATGGGACGAGGATTTCGTTGATTTGGTCATAGATAGATACCGTGGTGTAAATATAGACTCTATAGAAAGGGAGCAGGAGGGACGGCGCTCTTTGAGCCTTACTGATAACGCTTACGAGGCTGAAGAGCTGATAGAGATAGTTTACG